GTTTTTGTACCTTTAACAGTTACAGTGTCACCTTGAGCAACATAGTTTCTTCCTCTGATACTTGATTTAGATCTTGGATCTAATTCTAAGTTCTGAGAGGGTACTTCTATTTTAACTCCGCCACTAGCGTAACCGTCTTTGTTTACTCCAACTGGTTTAGTTATTTTTGGGTCCTTCATAATTTTCTCCTTCGGTTTTTATATACTAAGATTTAGGACCTTTCAAGGTTCTAACGTCCTTAGCCTTCATTTTATCTGAAGTTAGTTTAACATCAGCAGATATTAATGATTTTTCAATCGCTGTATTTGCTCTTAATTGAGCTAATTCATCATTCTGATCTAATTTATCATCAGTCATCTCTTTAGCTTGAACCATCTTAGCTCTATCAAGATTTATTCTAGCTTCATCCTCTTTCATTTTTCTCTCTGCTTCCATTGCTTTAAGATCAACTTCTCTTTGTTTCAATTTTAGTAATGGATCATGATCGAACTGAGAAGTAATGGCTTTTTCTTCCTTCATGAACTCTTCAGTCATATCAGCAATCAACACAGCTTTTCTCGCTTCTATTTTTTGAGATATCTGCGCAAATTGTTGTTGTGCTTGTGGGTTATTAACAGCCATCTGTTGCATCTGTGGTAACATTTGCATTTCTTGTGGAAACTCTAATTGTATCTGTTCTTGTGCCATTAGAGAAATGTGTTCCATAATATTTTTTTCTAATGCTGCTGTAATGCTAGGATTGTTTCTAACAAAATTACTAGCCATAAAGTTTAAGTGAGCTGTAACGTGTGCTCTGTGATCTTGACCTGGAAACGCTTGAAAAGGTTTCATAGCCATCGCATCAATATGCTCGATCGCTGGATCTTTAGGCATATTAGGTGGAGGCGGTGGTAAAATTCTATCAACATCTTTTACTCCAATAGCAGTATACATACTTCTATACGCAGCGTACATATTGTGCATCTGTGGATTAGAAGTTGCTAATCTTAATTGCTCTTGTGCCAAAGAAACTCTTTGAGACATAGAAAATATATTTGGATCAGCTACCGGTAGAATATCTACTCTGTCATCAAAGTCCGCAGCTTTAACATTTCTCGATGCACCAATTACATCATAAGGATATTCAGGTGGCAACGACTCGCCAAATATTTTAGCCAGTAATTTAAATTCTTGTTTAAGACCTACGTAAAGTCTTTTATGGATTGCTGACATTACT